AATTTGCAAAATGCGGTTTACCAACCATTTAATTTTGCCGAAGATATTCACTCTATACCCTATAATAATTTAAATGAGGTATTTGACACAAATAAAATTATAGAATCAATAAATAAATAATAATATGATATACTGGTTAACTGGCCAGCCATGTGCTGGTAAAACTGTTTTAGCAGATATGCTTCAACAAGAATATTCTCCAAATGCATTTAGAATAGATGGAGATGATATGAGAGAATTATTCTCTAACAAAGATTACTCTATTAAAGGTAGAGTTGAAAATGTAGGTACAGCCCAACGAATTGCTCACTACCTCCATAATCAAGGAAATGATGTTATTGTTTCTTTAGTAGCACCTTATTTGGATCAAAGAGAAGATTTTAAAACACTTTTAGGTGATAATATTAAAGAAATATATGTTCACACAACAGAAGCAAGAGAACGTGACCATTGGAAAGCAATTGCGTATATTGCTCCTCAAGATAATTTTATTGATATAGATACTACAGACGATACACCTGAAGAATCTTTACAAAAGATAATCAATAATTTACCTAAAAAATACCCTGAAGGGTCTTTACTAAATGAATTACCCCCTTCAGACTATCAATTAGATAACTAATATGGAGAAAAAAAATACATACTTTTGTGATATAGATGGTACTATATTTAAATATCGTAAATTTGAAACGTATGAGACAACAAAAGCTGAGGGGATAAAATCTACTATAGAATATTTAGATAAGGCAGCAAGTGAAGGACACATGATAATTCTAACAACAGCTCGCCCTGAATATCTTAGAATACATACCGAAGTAGAATTACACGAAAATTATGTTCCATATGATAGATTAATTATGGGAATCGAAAGAGGACCTCGTTACTTAATTAATGATATGGACCCAAATAAACCCGGAGAACGGGCTATTGCAATAAATTTAGAAAGAGATGGCGGAATTAAAAGCTAAAGCAGATAAAGAAAGTTCATCAACCGAAGTAAAATATTCATTTTTTGCAGGTCGATGGCAACCATTACACAAAGGACACCTTTGGTTAATCAATGAAAGATTAAAAGAAGGATACAACGTTTGGTTAGGAATTAGGGATGTTAAACCAGATGAAAAAAATCCATGGACAGCAGAACAAATACTAGAAATGGTAAAAGAGGGTGAATTAAAGGAACTTATAGAAGAAGGTAAAGTCCTCCCCACTATTATCCCAGATATTGAATCTATTAACTACGGTAGAGGAGTAGGATATGATATTATAGAACATACCCCTCCAAAAGAAATAGGTGACATTTCAGCTACTTCTATTCGCAACCAAATGAAAAAAGATGGCAAGTTATAAAGAGACATTATTAAAAACCATTATTTGGAGAACTATAGCTACTATAATAACTGTATTAACAGGATGGGCGGTTACTGGCAATTATAAATTTGGTTTAGCAATTGGAGGTATAGAAGTAGTAATAAAAATGGTAAGTTATTTTATATTTGAAAGACTTTGGGATAAAGTTTTAAAAAAATAGCCCATATTTATAAATAACTTTAAAACATACATATGAGTTGGACCTATAAAACACATAAAATAGGAGACATTACTCAATTCCCAGAAAATACATTTGGCTTCGTTTATATAACAACACACAAACCTACGGGTAAGTCTTATATTGGGAAAAAAGTATTATTTCATAATAAAAAAAAGCGACTTGGTAAAAAAGAGTTAGCAGCATTAACTGGAATTGTTGGACGTCGTCCTACCTATAAATTAGAAGTTAAAGAATCGGATTGGAAAAAATATTATGGCTCTCAAAAAGAAATTAAACAACTACTTTTAGAAGGTAAAAAAGATGAATTTGAACGTACAATTTTAAAAATGTGTCCCAATAAAAAGGCAATGACATATTTTGAAATCAAATTCCAAATGATATATCAAGTATTAGAAAAACCAGATGAATTTTTTAATGATAATATTTTAGGTAAGTTTTTTACAAAAGATCTACAGGATATAGATTTTGATGAAAATCTCGTGCCTGAAGTTAAATAGTTTCATATATTACCACATATGGTAAACCAGTTATTAGTTACATTAGTAAACTCTGTAATGGGTTCGGGCAAAGCTACTGCTCGAAACAATTATGCATATCATTGTCCTTTCTGTCATCACCATAAACCAAAAATGGAGGTTAATTTAACAGAAAATCGTGAAGGTAAAAATCCTTGGCACTGTTGGGCTTGTGATGTAAGAGGTACTACTATATATTCTTTATTTAAACAGTTAAAAGTAGATGTAAGTAAGTTTACTGAACTTAAATCACTTGTTAAAACATCTAAATCAATAAAAGAAACACAAGTTGTGTCTAGTGTTGTATTGCCTACTGAATATATTGGCCTAAATAACGTTGATAACAGCGGGATTATGGCTAGACACGCGCTCGCGTACCTAAAAAATAGACACGTGAGTAAATACGATATTATAAAATATAATATAGGTTATTGTAAAGAAGGTCTATACAAGAATATGATTATTATACCAACATATGATGCAGATGGTAGATTAAACTACTTTACTGCTCGTTCATTTGAAAAAGAACCATATGTTAAATACAGAAACCCGTCAGCAAGCAGAGATGTAATCCCAAATGAACATTTAATAAATTGGAATGTACCAGTTATTTTATGTGAGGGACTATTTGATGCTATGGCTATAAAAAGAAACGCAATTCCCCTATTAGGGAAAAACATACAGAGTAGCTTAATGAAAAAAATAGTTACCTCTGTAGTAGATAAAATTTATATTGCATTAGATAGGGATGCAATTAAACAAGCTTTGAAATTCTGCGAGCGATTAATGGCAGAAGGCAAAGAAGTCTATCTTGTAGATTTACAAGATAAGGACCCGAGTGAGATGGGTTTCGAAAATTTCACTAGACTTATACAAAATACAGTTCCACTTACCTACTATGATTTAATGGAACAAAAATTAGCTATATGATCAAAAAATCATACAAAAGATTATTAGAAATTTCAGATGACTACCAACAAGTTACAATGCCTGATTCAAGGTATTATAGACGAAATGGTAAATATTACCCCTCAGTAACTCATGTTTTAGGTTCCTATCCAAAAGGCAAATACTTCGAAGACTGGCTAAAAAAAGTAGGGTATAGTGCTGAATGGATTGTTAAAAAAGCAGCTGAAGAAGGTACACTAGTCCATGAAATGATTGAAGATTGGTTAAATGGGAAAGAAATTACATTTTTATATGATAATGGGAATCCTAAAATGCCCACCCATGTATGGCAAATGTTCCTTAGATTTGTAGATTTTTGGGAAACTTATAACCCAACATTAATAGAAGCGGAAGTACATTTATTCTCAGATGAAATACAGGTAGCAGGTACTTGTGATTTAGTATGTGAAATTGAAATAGATGGTAAAATGGAACGTTGGATTATAGATTTTAAAACGTCTAATCATTTACAAACAACTTATGATTTACAAAGTGCAATATATGCTCAATGTTATGAAGAATGTTATGGTAAAAAAATTGATCGTATAGGTGTACTCTGGTTAAAATCTAAATCTAGAGGTGAAGATAAATCTGGTAAACGTTTAAAAGGTAAAAATTGGGAAGTGTATGAGTCACCTCGTACCCAAGAAGAAAATATAGAAATATTTACTCATGTTAAAGCATTGTTTGATATTGAGAACCCTAAACCAAAACCATACACAAATACATTCCAAACTACTTCAAAGAGAACCGCGTAAAAATTTTGCTACACGGGAGAAAGGTCGTATATTCATATCAAGTTAGTTAAGGTCAAAGCTGGTAAGGAGTAGTCCAGGTAAAAGATCCCATGAGTGTAAAACACAATCCGCTAACCTTAAATGCATGCGGTTTCAATCTACAACTTAACAACATAAGCCCGAAAGACGTTTCGGGCTTTTTATGCGATAAAATTTGGTTACCCGGGAGAGGGTTCGTATATTCACCACGTATTAATGATTAAAAATAAAGGTTATGTCAATTTTAAGTAAAAAAATCAAAAATTTAAACGACGGAGAAAGTTTTAACTTTAACTATAAGGATAAAAAATATGAATTTTGTTGTTATTCTTATTCAGATGAAAAAAAACATTATTCAGTTCGTGATGCAAGTAGTTTTTTAGGTGCAGGTATGAATGTTGAAAAAATTACCAAAAAGTATATTTCATTATATGACT